AAAAAACGGAAATACTCGTTCACCCCAAGATTTATTATGGTATTGGTTAATAAATGACGATACTGTATAAACCCTATTGTATCTAAAAGAGTAAAACATGTCATTTGCAAACCCATTATTATTAACCCCCGTAATATCATCATGTGAATCGGAAGGGTAGTCATCTAAATTATCTGAGAATGCATACGCATTGGGATGAATTTGACCACTTAATTGATGTTCTTTAATTTGTGGTACCAAATACTTACCCCTGTATTGTTTTTTCTGACCATTATCATTTTGTAATGAAAGTCTAAATCTATATGTTCCTCTTGTTGGTATACCTCTTTGGGTGTCTTTAGTCTCTACCAATTCACCGAATTCATTTGTGATTCTGTATCCCATATTCATAGGAACCCTAAAAAAGAAATTACCATCCTTATCTATTTGGGAATCCAATTGTAATGCTTCCAATATTGGTCTCTCGTAGTTTGGTGTCCCATCATCATTATCTTCATAATATCCTGAAAATCTAATAGTTTCAATATCCCCCTCACCAGTTATGAGTGAACATTTTTCTCCCATTTGATTATCAACATTACACCCAACTCTTACCGAATCTTTTCCTGAATCAGTAAAGGTTCCGCCCATCATGATTGAATATGGTTCTATCCTAATACCTTGTTCAGATAAATCGTAATCTGTCCTTGTAATTCCAATTTCACATAAATCCTCGTTACCCCAAAAAGGATAAACTTCCAAACTCTCTTCAAAAGTTAATGTCTGTGGTAAACTTCCAATATCAGAACTACTTCTAAATATGTAATTGTTTTCAAACTTTTCTTCAGAAACCCCCTCATAAATAAAATCATAAGGTACTAATGACTGACACCCCATGTCGGACAAATCTACATCTACATGTATTGTTTGTTTACCAACAGGAACACCCCATATCATGAAATCACCAGCGTCGTTAGTCTTTACAGTGTACTTATAATATTTTTCATACACATATAGTACTTCCTCTCTTGTTAGAATGTCTTCTTGATCAGGAAATGTACCTGTAGGAGTATGTCCTGTGTGTTGTTTCCTTTTTGGGAATAGATTGTACTTGTATCCGTCTGTATTTGTGTCCTGTGTTAATTTATATGGATAAAGTGCAGATACTACGGGATCTTGTTCATCAACATCATCCAACGGTATAAAAATAGATACCCTTGCATTTGCAACACCAAATCCATTGTTTGCACTGATTCTACCACAGACCACCCCATAATCAGCACAAAGAGATGTGTATGCGTCTTTTTGACTAAATTTGAGTGAAAGTATTTCTAATAAGTCGTAATCTTGTTTTAACTCTACAGTCAATTTTTGATTATTTCCTATTTCAGTACGTATTCTGTGTTTCTGCATCATATCATATAAATAGATTGGAACATAGTTTCCCTTAATTAATAATAATACAGAAAAAGAATTTTAAAATGTAGTGGAACCTAAAGATTTAACCCTAATTTTTATATCTTTATTAGGGAATCTAATTTGGAAGATTTGGTTACTTTTCATAAAAATTGTTGAATCTGACTGAGCAACTTGTTTTGTTTCCTCGTCACTATATCCTTGACTTACTTCCGCCGGTGAATATTCTCCACCTGTTTTTCCAAAAACTCTTAAGTCAACAACATTAACAATTCCAGATATATTTGATATTTCTTTCTGTAACTCACCTACAAACAGTGGGTCACCCATTTTTCTTTTCTCGATGTTGAAGAATGATGTTGATTGACTAACCACTTCTTTGAGTACGTCTGTCTGATTAATATTCTTATCAATTAATAAATCGATTTCTAACCCTAAATCAAGGACTTCTCCACTTTGTATATCAATATAGTCATTAATCATTCTATAGTTCGTTAGATACCTTAATATGTTGTTTTTAAGTGTTGTTGAAACAGTATCATTTAAGTTACCCTCATCATCGTAGGAAAGAAGTTTTATTTTAACTTTATTGTCTTCTTCCATGACATTTACTTTTGCGGGTGCGCCGTATGTGGAAGGCATCGTCTCTATCAAAACTTTATAATCATTAAGTGTTACCGCTCTATCCTGTGCCGCAAAGTTATATCCCACCATATTTCTTATTTCCTCAATTGTGGGTTGATCTGAACCACCTACCGCAGGGGTTACATTGGTCGCATTTAAAGAACGTATAACTTGACTATTGACATTTCCTAATGGTCCTGTCACATTAAACTCTACATTTTCTACACTTGTTATTACATTAACACCAAGATTGCTATTTTTACCTCCACCTATTCTATATTTGATAAACACAGTTGAGTTTTTCTTAGGTGTTGACCCTAATGATAAATTATTTAAATATGATGCCAAGTTAACCTTCAACTTACCTTCGTTAAACTTGTCTAAGTTATCAAGTGGATCAATATTACCAGATCCAAAAGTCACTGACATATATCCTTCAGGTGTATATTCTGAAATAAATTTGTTTGTTACTCTTTTGTATTCACCCGCAGTAAAATTATCTGTGTCTGATGTTTTGGTTTTATTTGGGAGGAATACCTTATCCTCCATTAAACTCTTAACTTCATACCACCTGTTTTTCTCATCTTGAAATTCGGAGGTTGACGGGTTAGATGTGAAGTTAGTTCCTTCCTTATGTATTATTGACGTTACACCTAACACATTTTGTTCAGGTAAAAACAGTTTTAAAAATGGTTTTTGATCTTGTGCCCCAATTACTCTCCTAAAAACTCTTGACACACCATTAACTATTGCATCTCTTTTTGTAATTGTGTATGATACCAACTTATTATTACTGTCAAAGTTTGGTATCTTAAGTCTATTCGGTTCTCCCTTACTATTAAATGGACTTGAGAAATCTATATCCTCTATAGTTTCAAATGTTTGTCCTCCACCCGATACTTGTGCCCCTGCCTTGAGTACACCCAAATATCTCTCATCTTCTTTATCACCTCTTACAGGTACATTTACTGAGAAATCAGATAATGCAACTGATGGACGATTACCCGGTACATTAATACCATATGTTTTTGCAATGTGAAAAAGTGATCTCCTTTGTTGTGCGAAATCTAACATCGTTTCTTGCCAAACCCTATCAATATGGTAGTGTAGGTTATCACCTATTGCGGCGTTAAGATCTAACATCACCGAATAAATCGATGCATCGTTAGTGTTCTTTATTAAGTCAGGGTAAAAATCGTTAGTTAAATTAACCAACTCCTCTCTTAATCCTGCAAAGTCTCTTTTAGCGTATGATATTTTTTTTGCCATCTTATATATTAATTATTATAAAATCTGATGACGAAAACGCACCATTATTAACCGTGTAATCAATTTTAACTTTTGCGGTGTATGGTTTAGTTGATTCGTCCGCAAGTCTAAATAATCTTTCATCATCTTCTTCATCCACCGTTGTTACGGGATCGGAATCATCTTCTGAAGAAATCACTTTAATTGAATTAATATCAAGATTCGGTAAGTATTTCTTACAACCCTCTCTAATTTCTTCCTCAATTAAATTAAATGTAACCATATCGTTTTGATCAAAGATGTATTCATATATCCTCGTCCCAAAATCAGGTAAGTAATATCTACTACCTTTCTTTGTAAGAATAAGGTGAATAAGGTTTGCCCTGACCTCTTTTTCGGGGCTTGTACTCATTTTTAAATAATCTCCTGTCAGACTTTCTCTAAAAGGAAAGTCAATTCCATATGTTACTGCCATACTAATAAATATATTCAATACCAAAATGATTGTAAATAAAAAACCCACCTTGGTGGTGGGTTTAAAAAAAACTGACAAAATGTGGTTAAACTTACGATCCGCAACCTTCACACTCGAACGGTGAGTCATCAGGACGTATTGTAGGTTGTGAAACCATTTGTAATTCTTTATTGTCACTTATTAAGGAATTAGAGGTTAGTATGGTATTGTTTTCAACCACTTCTTTTTGTGGTTCCGACTCTACCTCGGGTGTTTTGTTTTTAGTTGTACTTACACCCAAACCTTTAAGTGGGTCGACCGCAGATTTTGTTCTTAAATAATACATTCCTGTTTTTAAACCTAAATTCCATCCATGTAAATGTGCCGCCAACAACTTCGCCTTCGTAGCATTACTTATAAAAAGATTAAGTGACTGTGATTGATCAATAAAAACAGATCTTTTCGCCGCCATATTCAGTAATGTTTTTTGAGACATTTCCCAAACAGTCTTGTAAACTTCCTTAACATCAACAGGGATTTCAGGAATATTCTGTACAGAACCATTCTCCATTATAAGTTTATTCTTGATTTCATCATTCCATAAATCATTTTCCATTAAACTCTGTACAAGATGTTTGTTGATTACAATAAATTCACCACCTAATGTTCTTCTTGAATATAGGTTAGAAGTAAATGGTTCGAACGCCTCATTATTACCTAATATTTGTGCTGTAGATGCTGTCGGCATAGGTGCCAATAGAAGTGAATTTCTTACACCGTACTTAACCACCTCTTTTCTGAGTGATTTCCAATCCCATCTACCTGATAAATCTTTATCTTTTAATCCCCACATTTGGTATTGGAAAATACCTTTTTCTATAGGTGACCCTGATATGGATTCATATGGTCCAACATCAGAAGAAATGTCTTTAGATGATGTCATTGCCGCAAAATAGATGGTTTCAAATATGTCTGTTTGAAGTGTATCCGCAATTTCTGATTCAAAAGGTATTTTAAGTTTACAGAATACATCCGCCAAACCTTGTATACCCAACCCAATTGGTCTGTGTCTAAAATTAGATCTTTTAGTTTCTTCTGTAGGGTAGAAATTTAAGTTAATTACATTATTTAAATTCCTTACTACCTGATAGACATAGTCATATAGTAAACTGTGACTGAACTCACCATCTATAATATATTTTGGTAATGCTATAGATGCTAAGTTACAAACCGCCTGTTCTGTAGGTGAACTATATTCAATAATTTCAGTACATAGGTTAGATGACTTAATGGTTCCTAAATTCTTTTGATTTGATTTAGAGTTAGCGGCATCTTTATATAACATGTATGGTGTACCTGTTTCAATCTGTGCTGTCAATATCGCGTCCATAAGTTTTCTCGCCTTCACCACTCTTCTACCTTTACCCTCTTGTTCATATTTTTCATACAACTTAGTAAAGTTTTTAGATTCTGATGAATCATATACATCTGACAAACCAGGCGCTTCATCAGGTGAGAATAAAGTCCAATCCCCATCTTGTTTAACCCTTTCCATGAATAAATCAGGAGTCCACATTGCGAGAAATAAATCTCTCGCTCTCATCTCTTCTTTACCATGATTTTTTCTTAAGTCAATAAATTCGAAGACATCTGCATGCCATGGTTCAAGGTATATTGCAAATGACCCTTTTCTTTTACCCCCTTGATTTATCCATCTCGCAACTTCGTTGTAGGTTTTCATCATTGGTAGTAACCCGTCGGACTCACCACCTGTACCTTTTATGTACGAACCTTTCGCTCTTACATCGTGTACGTGTAACCCAATACCACCAGCCCATTTGGATATATTAGCAACATCCTTTACGGTATCAAATAACGAATTAATATCATCACCTTTATTACCAATAAGGAAACAAGATGACATTTGTGGTCGTCTTGTACCTGCATTGAATAGGGTTGGTGTTGCGTGAGTATAGAAGTGTTGAGACAAGTCATTATAAATCCTTATTCCTTCATTTATATCTCCATTACATATTCCCATTGCGACCCTCATATACATGTATTGAGGTCTCTCAACTATTTTACCACTAATTTTTAATAGATATGATCTCTCTAAAGTCTTAAACCCAAAATAATCAAAATCAAAATCCCTTTCCTGTACAACCGCACCATCAATGACACTTTTGTTTTTCATAACGAATTCATATAAATCGTCAGATATTAATGAGGATTCTTTACCTGTCCTTGGTTCGATAAAAGAATATAGTTCTTTTATTGCTTGTGAAAACTTTTTAGGTGTTGTTTTATGTAAGTTAGTAACCGCTAGTCTACCCGCAAGTTTTGCATAATCGGGATGAGTGGTTGTCATAGACGCCGCAGTCTCCGCAGCCAAAGTATCTAACTCTGTTGTGGTTATCTCATCATATATTCCTTGTGTAACCTTTAAAGTAATATATGTGGGGTCTACGTAATCTAAGTTTAGATCAGAACACAGTGCGGATATTCTCCTTGTGATCTTGTCATATTTCATTTGTTCTAAGGAACCATTTCTCTTTTTTACTTTCATCTTTTTTAGTTGTTAAAAATCCATATCTCCGAACGCAGAATCTATATCCTCTTCGGTTTCGTTATTAACACCCGCTTTTTGGTATTCCGCCACTCTTTTCTCGAAAAAGTTAGTTTTTCCTTGTAATGCTATGTTTTGCATAAAGTCAAATGGATTCTCAGTATTAAATTTCTTTTTAATATTTAAAGAATCTAACAATCTATCAGTAACAAATTCCAAGTATTTTTCCATTAAATCCGCATTCATACCGATTAACCTAACAGGTAGTGCCTCAAGGATAAATTCTTTCTCTATTTCCAATGCGGAAAGAATAATTTCCTCGATTCTTCCTTTAGGTAATTTATTTTCAATATGATTGTTATATAAGTGACATGCAAAATCACAGTGTAATCCCTCATCTCTCGAAATTAATTCATTAGAAAATGTTAGACCCGGCATTAAACCACGTTTCTTTAACCAAAATATAGAACAGAATGATCCTGAAAAGAATATACCCTCCACCGCTGCGAATGCAATAAGTCTCTCTGCAAATGAATCAGATTCAATCCATTTAAGTGCCCATTCCGCCTTCTTTTGAATTGCAGGAATAGTTTCAATTGCATTAAACAATCTATCTTGTTCTTCCGTATCTTTAATTAATGAATCAATTAATAATGAATAAGTCTCTGAGTGGATATTCTCCATCGCAATTTGAAAACCATAAAAGAACTTTGCTTCAGTATACTGTACATCATTAATGAAATTCTCCGCGAGATTTTCATTGACAATACCATCAGACGCCGCAAAAAACGCCAATACGTGTTTTACGAAATGTCTTTCATCGTCGTTTAATTTATTGGCCCAATCACTCACATCTTGTTGTAAGTCAATTTCTTCCGCAGTCCAAAAACTCGCCTCTTGTTGTTTATAGTATTTCCAAATATCGTTGTGTGTTATTGGGAATAGGACGAATCGTCCAGGATTTTCTTGTAAAATCTTTTCACTCATGTTTTTTTAATGTATTTAGTTAAGTTAATTATATGTTGTGTGTCTGTTTGTATATCTCTGCTGCACGGCTAATACCTTGTTCTTGTTTCCTCATTTGATGACCCAATAAAGTTTCTTGTTCCGTAACATCGATATCCATAAATTCATTATCGAATTTACAATTGTTAAAGTTCACACCGTCTCTACCAATTCGCGACTTAATTAAACTCATATTAGCCGTCTTATTATCTTTTTGTTCTAAACTCTTTGCAATAGAAAGAATTATATGTGCTGTCTGTGCCTTTTTAATCGAACCACCCATATCATCTACATTTACAATGTCCGCAGATATTGAACTTCTATTACCTTGTGATGCTGTCCACAATGCCACGTTTAGGTCGTAACACATCGCATCTAATTGTCTTATTACAGAACCCTCACCTTTCCACTCTTCATCATATCCTTTTGATCTATCTGCAATCATACAATCCACATAATCAATAACAACTAAATCCGCCTTAAACCCTTGTGACTGCAATTTTAATAATTTTCTTTTAACATCACTAACTGTGGTGTTATAATTTTCCATTCTGATAATTTTTAAACCACCAAAACTTTCTCTTTCTTGACATTCACGTGCTTTCGATATTGTCTCTAACTTAGCCTCGGGACTTTCAACTTGCTGATCGGTACTAAACCCTGACCAACATGTGAAATGTTTCTGTCTAATTTGTGTCTGAGTATCTTCAAAAAATATTTGTACAACATTGTGTCCAGTGTTTGCTGCTGTGTTCGCGAACTTAGTAAGAATAGTTGATTTACCGACACCTGTGGGTGCCAATATCATACCTAACTCACCTGTACCAATACCACCCTTTAAAAGGTTGTCCAATCCGTCTATTCCTGTTGGAATTGGTACTCTTGGATCAATATCCAACGCATTATCAAGATCATCGAATATATCAACAATGTCATCGTCTGTTGCCCCTACCTGTAGTGACGTATTAACCATATCTGCAATTTTATCATATGATTCAAAATCACCCTTATCGATTATTTTTAACGCTTCACTCATTGTTTTTCTTAAATTTTGTTGTTTACAAAAATTAAGGGCAGTATCCTTTACGTATGTTTGACCTACAATAATCTCATCTAAATTTTCAATGGATTGAAGTGTTTCACTGTGTAATCTACCGGCTAATGGGTTGTTTGCCGTTTCAGTCATTATCTTCTGTTTCAGAGTCTCGTATGTTGGGATAGTTTTATATATATCCTGCAACTCTTTTACGTGTGTAATAATGTATTTAAATGAATTATTATCAAAGTACCTACTTTCAAGAACCTCCATTATTTGTTCACCGTATTTGGAATCTTCAATGATGGATTTTATTAATGCTTGTTGGAATTGGTTTCCTAATTTTCCGAAGTTCATCTCACTCATAGTACTTTAGTTTTGTTGTAAATTATAATTCATATATTTTGTCGTTATGTCCTCTAAAGAGAAGGTCTCACTTAGTCCACCTAATACTCTTCTTAAGATCGGTCGAATGTCCACAGAATATCTCACCTTAGGGTGATAAATATGTGCAGGGAATGCCCTTGAAATAAATACATCGTCATTCTGCTTAATCTCTACTCTGAAGTATTCATCTGGGTCTGGACCCTCGTTGTTCGAAGGGTCGAAAACGGGAAAATAATGTTGATCTTTATGTAGATAATCCAAAGTTTTTTGTTTTAAATTTTCTTCGATTTCTTCACAAATATTTTTTACATCATAGTGAAGATCTAAAGATCTTTTAACTTTTGGGTTAAATGCTCGGACATTGAAGAACCTTTGACAGATAATATTATCATTCAAGGTTAATAGAAATTCAAGTTTTGTAGTTTCGTTGTTACTCATTTGTTTTAATTTTTATAACTCTTTTATTTTTTTCCTTACGGGTTAAACGTAAGAAAGGATTAAGGAATTTTATCCACGCATCATCCGATTTAGGTAAGACAGTGAATATCCCATCTTCCATCATCATCTTCATCGTGTTCTTATAGGATCTTCCTTCAGGATCCAATTTTTCATTTATAAGGTCTGTGATTGTTTCTCTCGCAATATCCGTGAGAAACGGTTGATCTAAACTTACAATACTTTCGTTAAGGTTAAAGAACTCCTCCCCGTAAATACCGTACTTTGTAACTCCCGTTAAAAGGTTTTTAATGGTTTTGTTATCCTTGTCACCCTCAAATAATTCATTTGAACGTTCAACAATTTGATTTAAAGTGACAGGTTTTGTTTTTAATTCGGGAAAAAGTTTTAACATTTTCTTAGTACCCAAATTATAGATACCAGTAATGTTGTCTGATCGGTCCCCACACACTATCTTAACGATTTTAACGTTCTGTATGTGTAGTTCTTCTTTTTCGTATAGGATTATATCATCTTGACCGTATAGTTTCCTGTGTGATGGGTTATATATCTTTGTTGTATCAGATACTAATTGAGCTAAGTCCCCATCAGAAGAGTAAACAATTATATTTTCGGAACTTTTTTGTGTGTATTCAGCAATACCGTCGTCCGCCTCACAGAATTCAAACTCACCTTGTCTAACATATAGTTCCTCGAGGTACTGTTGAATTCTTCTTCTTTGTCTTGTGTAAGACTCTTTTTCTTTGTCGGTTCTAATTCGTTGTCTTCTGTTTTCTTTGTAACGAGAATACATCCTTTTACGAGTGGCGGCACCATCTTCTCCGTCCCAAAAAACAACGATTTTGTCTAACTTATAAAGTTCAAATGATTTTCTTAAAGTATTAATGAAATGATATATACCACCAATGTGATCACCCTTATAGAAGTAATTTTTTACTCCATAAAATCCGATTGTAAGTAAGTTATCTCCGTCTACTAATAATACTGACATTTTTACCTTTTATAGGTTCAACAATTCTATACCTCCTCTTTGATATCGAAGTCACCTTCAATACCTAATTGGTCTTTCCAAAATTCTGCGTGTTCCTGTTTGTAACCCTCTAACGATTTCTTTTCTTCTGTAGAATCTTTCCCACTTAAGAAACCATGTGCGGTTACTATAATCCTACCATCTTCATAACCAAGACCATTTACGTGGTTCTTCATGATAGAAATCTTTGTTCTTGTTGCGAATTTTACCTTTCTCTTGTCCTTAACGGCAGAGATAGGGTTAGTACCCGCATTTTTCTGATTACCAAATCTAAATACAAGTGTAGAGTTTAACCATATTGATTCTCCACCCTTCGCTTTAATCTTTGGTTGACTAAATGGATTGTCAGGTAGTTCTACCCATGGTTGATTTACAATAACAAGTGTATTTGTAAATTCTGAATCCACTCTTCTTGAACCTGAAATTCTCTGATTTAAACCCATTCCGATTTTATCGGCTAACGTCGATGCGTTGTGTTGTTTACCACCTTTACCATCAAACGTCATTTTACACGGTACCGAACCAACCGAATCCCACAAGAATAGTAAATCATATTCCAATTCACCTTTCTTCTGAGCGTCTATTAGTTCATTTATGTAATCAGTAATTTGTTCTATATATTGGAATTCGTTGTTGAATAGAAAGAATCCATCATATTCGATTTCTCCCGTTTCCTCATCAACCGTTTCTTCAATATCAAGACCCATTAGTTTTGCGTGTGGGAAATCCCATTTCTGTTCTGTAATAACAAAAACAGGGAGTACCCCTTTTTTCTGTGCATCAACTGCGGTCTTAACAAGTGCCGTTGTTTTACCCGTATCCGAATGTCCTAAAAACATATTAATATGTCCCATAGATGGTCCTGGTAATCCCGTCGCATCCAAAAATGCGTCCCCTAAATCAAAAAACCTATCAGACTTAAACTTAGCCTGTTTAGAGAACTTTGATTTAATACTTTTAAAATCTTTTTTCTTAATTGCCATATTGTTTTTTAAAATGGACCCACCCGTAGGGACCGACTAATCGGTTCTGTAGCTCCACCAGATGTTTCCATCAATAATTGTTTTGGGTGGGTCCGTGTTAATTAAAATGGTAGGTTGTCGTCTACTTTTGTTGTTGATTGTGCATCTTCTACTTCAACCTTAGGTGTCATTGATGACCCACCAAATGTTTCCTCACCACCCATAGAAGAAATAAACTTCTTAGCGTCTTTGTCCCAAACAGGGTTTTCACCTGATGCAACTAATTGTAAGTATTCAAGAGGTTTTACCGAATAGACATCTCTCCAAGTTTGTGGATCGTTTGTCCATGCGTTTGACACTTCAGGATCACTATGTAAACCTGACTTATCTTCTTGAATAATTGAGTTGATAGTAGTGTATTCTCTACCATTGTTTGCCTTAGTTACGGCTAACGATAGTATTAAATCTCTACCTTCAACAACATCTGTAATATCACCTTTACTTCTAATGATAGGTATAATTTTATCTAAATTACCATCACCTTTGTAGTTGTGTTTGAATCTCCAAAATTTTGGACCATCTTGTTCGTTATCTCTATCGATAACTTTGACTATATAGAATTTTTTTGCTCTATAATTTCTTGCCAAGATTTTGTCATCCTCACTTCCTGTTGATAATAAACTTTCTCTTACCTCGTTTAACGGAGATACATCACCATCTTGTGATGGATCATAAAGTTTTAACCATTTCCCATCTACTTGTACTTCATGGAATGCGATTTCTTGGAACGGACTTGTACCGTCAGTTGTTGGGAGAATTCTAATTCTCTTTTGTCCTGATTGTGTTCCTTTAGGAAGAATTGTAGTGAAGTACTTTTTAAGTCTTTCCTCACTGGAAATTCTGTTGCCGCCTGCGGCAGGTTGCGTGTTTTTCTCATATTGAGAAAGAATTGCGTCGATTGAACTCATAATTTTAAATTTTAATTTATTAATGTTATATAAAAAAGATACATAAAAAAAGTCCAAGAGTCAACCCCTTGAACTTTATTAATTTTAAATATGTAGTATTTTTTACTTAAGTGTCAGTAAATAAGATAGTTTGTTAATCTGAGCTAACATTTCGTCTTTGATATTTAGTAAGTCTGTGTCTTTTGGGTTTATCTCCATTTGTTGTAGACTACCCCTTACGGTTTTAATCATTCCAAGTACATCAACATCAGAAAGGTTTTGAATGGATATGTGTGTTTCTTCCTCTTCTAACTTAAATCTACCATAGATACCCATTGCAATTTCAACAAAATTATCAATTAAACCATCTAATACATTATAGGTTTCCCCAAACGATACATGTTTTGCGTGACTTTTAGTTTGCCAATGTAGTACCTTAAGTTGTGATTGAACTTCAAGAAAGAATTTTACATTACCACTCAACCTCATTTTCGTCCGGTTTTTCTTGATTAAATGAATCTCTCATTTCACCTGGATTGTAATCCGCCACATCTTGTTTAGTTATAACGTATTCATTTTTACCACTCGCTTTCATATCAAGTTGTTTCTGTGAAAAAAACTCTGAAGGAATTTGACTAAATGGATATGAATCTAACGATCTCATTTCAAGTCTTTCCACTGGTGTAGGTTCTTTCATGTTCTCAACCTTAGATTCTAAACCATCTATTTTAGTTATTAGATTATCCATTTTAGATAATTTACTTTCTAAATCATCTAATTTAGAGAATAGATCCCCCATTTTACCCATTACCTGATCGTTATCAGACTTAGATGAATCTAAGTCGTTTTTGATGTTTTGTGTCATATTAACAAGATCTGTAATATCAACTTCTTCAACATCTGCTTCCATACCACCATCGGCAGGTTCTTCAGCAGGAATATCTTCTAAAGGTGCATCACCATCAGGAAGATCGTCTACAGGAAGATCATCTACAGGAAGATCGTCTACAGGTGCATCACCAGCAGGTTCTTCCGCAGGAATATCTTCTAAAGGTGCATCACCAACAGGTTCTTCTTGTTCTTGTATTAATTTCTTACCGTATTGATTGATACTACGGTATCTCATTAACTCTTCTTGTAGTTGTTTTTCTAAATTCATCTTTTAATCTCTTAATAATTGTCTACCGTCTTCGGTAATATATTTTTTATTAATTCTCTCTACGAGACCATCCTTACTTTTGATTGTGTAGCACTCACCTGTGTTCATGTCACACACTTCTTGTTCTGTTCCCTCTTCATTAATGTTTCTAACACTCTTATTTTTTAGAAAACCATCAATTGCAGAACCTATTTTGATATTGCTCATAATATTCTTTTTATTATAAATATCAAGTTTTTACTAATTATCCTGTTTATCGAATATTAAAATAGATAACGTCCCCCTCTTGAAGTTTTAAATCCTTCATTAACTGTTTAGATAACGCAATTCCACTATAGACTTTTTTGTCTCCAATCGTTAACACTGACCCACCTTCATCCGCCGGCCCTGTTATTTGTCTTGTCGCTCCCCCCGAACCATCCAATACGGAAGAACTCACAATAGTTTTAGTTATACCGTTTTTTGGGTTTTTGAAATCCGTTGAAGATGCGGTAAGTAAATAATCAGACACTTGTGATGGTGTGGTGTTGTTTTTCTTAGTTAGGTGTGGGGAATAAAAGTTTAATCTATAAAAATTATTACTAGATTGATCTATTTCTGTAAAAGGTACTTTAGTTGGTTTTACAGTAATGTTTGAAGATACTTTTGTAGGTAAGGACATATTTAAATCGGTTGGTCCATCGAATTTAGTTACGATGGTTCTAAACCAAGTTTTGTTTTGATATCTTACCTTCTGTATTGATAGGTTATTTTTATACCCGTTGTATGGTATTCCTAAACTAGTTACACCTACTTGTTTTAGTAGTTCTTCTCCCTCTATGGTAGTACCACCCCTATCGGTCTTAAAATTACCTTCAGGTGTTGATATTACTTCAGACGTATCATTTTTAGTTTCTGATTTAATCTTAGCCAGCGCACTTTTCATTATCTTATCATACATAACTCTATATGATGCGGTGAATGATTCTTTTGGGTCAGGTAAACTAGCACTTGGCATTCTAACCCCTTTAAAGTTTGTACGTATAGTGTTGTTTTCTATTCTATGAGATACCTCAACGATCCAATACGCTCCCTCAAATAAAGGAACGTTCTTAAGTTGGAAGTACATTGTGGGTTGGATCATTACATTACCCATACATTCTACCGTACACTCATAAGACCTTACCTTATATATGTCATATAAATTAGTACTAACTTGTGCTACCCCTGATCCCGATTCCGATCTCGCTGTGTTCTCTAATGCAACATTACTTTCAAATGTTTCTTTGAATTGTGATTGATCTAAACTAATTGACTTAAATATACCTTGATTTTGGTCACCAAAACTAACCTCGAATGCAACCACTTTATTAGAGTCTTTAAAATTTTTCTGTTCAAAGTAGTTCGGGTCGGTTATCAATACAGGGTTATTGTTTACATCACCCACATTAAATGTGTCATTTTTGTATTTGTATTCCTCACTAATAGTGGATGTATCAATATGAGATGATGGTTTACCAACGTATTGTACAATCATTTTAGGTGTCGAATGTTCAACATCAACATCTAAAAATTTACCAAAAAGTAGTGACGCAACTTCTTCTGATTTTTTGATTTTAGTTTTACCCGATTGGTTACCATAAAAATTAACGTATGCTGGAAGTGGTCTAAAATCTAAATTATTTCTTGATAACATTTGGGAAATAACATTATATAGTTTTAAATTTTGACTTTCTGGTTTTTCAAATACTTGTAGTCTTTTTACGTCATAAAATAGGTCATTACCAATGTCTTTATTTGCCTTATCCAAAAATAAGAATTCTTCCATTAGTAATCTTTGTCCTATTGAGTTTCCTGAGGACCACCTATCATTAAAGAGTTTAAACATACTGTACGTTTCCAACTTTAGTGGGTCCATACCAAATGTTCTCAATACACCTAAATTATTGTTTTTATCTTTACTTCTCTTTAACTGAGAGAATCGACTTAATAAACCTGTCATAAAAGAAGTAAACCTTTCTTCAAACGGTAGTACAATTACATTACTTAGATATTCTGTGAACTCTGTTTTATCCGCATTACCCCCATTCACCCTATAACCCGCATATATTTGAATTATTGACCTGTAGTGTAGTATGTTATCTTCATTTAGTATCATATCACTTATTGGGAAAAATTCCGAGTAATATCCGTCCATATCTTCCCCAAGATATAATTCAATGTATTTTGAGTTGTTCGTTAGTTGTGATGAGTCATATCCTCTATCGTATGTTCTGTCACCTGTACCTGAATATAACTTAATTGCATTTAAGTTTAATTCCTTAGGGTTCGCTAACGTTAGTTGTACTAAATTCCTATCATTAATCAATTCTGATGTCACATAATTTTGTTGTTCTATCTGTCTACTAGTGATTAATCTTAAGTGGTGATTAATATTTGTTAAGTCATCATCATCTTTCTTTTCTACTGTAACTAAATCGTGTAATAAATTTTGAAATTTGTCATATTTTACAGTTTCGAATTCTTTACTGACTTGGTATGTATCAACCTTTTCACTCGAGAACTTAATAAATGAATCTTCAAACTCATTTAATATTTCGGGTGAGAATGTTGCAATAAGATCTATAACTTTTTTATTATTATCACTTATTGTTATATTCTGTCTAACATCCCCATTATTGTTTTTACTCACGTATTGGTTATATGGTGGGAATGTCACTCCACTAAACGCAAACTCCTCATCGTGTTTAAAAGTCCAATCGACATTAAAATTATATTGTTCTGTTATATTATAGTCAGTAGAGTATGGGTTATAAAAATTATCGGCACTACCTCCAGTCCTAACCATGACACCATGTGATGGTAAAATAGTGTATCTTTTTTCACCACCAACAAACTTACTATTATCAACAAATGAATTATAATATTTAAAACCACCAAACTTTTCGAATGAGTCTATATGTAAAATACCGTTTGTAATCGTGTTTTCAAACGATGTTGGTGTTGTGTCTGATACATCATAATAAAGGTACCCATTAATAACTTGGTGGTACACACTCGAATAATAAGGGTGTATACCTATATCGGTCTGATCATTTCTTGTAATTCCCGAAAATGTTTGATTCTGATTAATGTCGAAAAATAATCCACCGTCTATTGGTGTAGTAACACCATTCATTATATCAATACCGTCTAATATATATGTTTTATATCTATGGTAGATAGACCCCCACTTAACCATAAGGTGATATGGTATAAAGTGTGTCGAACTTATCTCTTTAAAGATGTTTGACATTCTTGTTTTTTTACCTTCTTTTAACTCTATTTCCATGTCTAAATCGTGATATGGTAATGAATTAAGAAGTAGGTATGCGGACGATTTATATTTACCCGAACTATTTGTTCCAAAGAAATCATTAAATAATGATTTATGGAAATAAGGTGTATTGATTATAGAACTTAGTCTATTATTATTAGAATCTCCTATATCTGCGTATGAATTTAAACCACTAAAGAGATTATCTTGACCATTTAAATCTCGAACCCATGCTTCGGAGTTTACAGGTGTTTGTATAAGTCCTTTAGTTGTTTTGACATCAAAAATATCTTTTAAGTTAATGTCGTTTTTTGTTATCGAAGTCTTATCAATATACCCCAAATATGTGGTAGAGTTGAAAGGATATATATTAGTTCTGTATTCAATTGTATTCGATCCTATTTTAGTTGAATCTGTATTGTACTCAACTAAATTAAGTTTTAATTTTTCATACTCTTCACTCATATCCGCCGACTCTAATGTATCGGGGGAGTAGTCTTGTAACTTAAACGATTCAGACACATTATCAGAAATATAAGGTACTGTGGCAATCCCATCATTATAATATGGTTTTCTTTCAAAGGGTGAAAAACTTTCCATTTTAGATTGCAATTGGTTGAGACTTGACACTTCTTTTAGAATGTCCACCACAAACGAATCACCCTCTACCATAGTTTGTATGGTTTGAAATTCTAATTCCGCCAATTCTTTAATTGACTTTTCCGTATTGAAAGTATCATTTAACATACTGTACCTACCTCTTTCTGCAATTTCATAGAATAAAGATGCTAACGTCTTATCAGAATAAGGGACAGTACTACCCAAACTATTGATTTCAGAAATCTTTTTTAGATCGTTTTGATTAGGATCTGAGTTTTCAAATTCGAAACTAACCTTATCAAAGGTTTTTTCTTTTTCCGCTAAATTATCCGATATCCTTTGGGACACCGCCATATATTCTTCAACAAATTCAACTTCGGGCCACAGTGTAGGATTATCAGACCTTAACTTTCTTACTAAGTCAAACTCCGCAGGGTATGCCAATATCTTTTTCTTATCTTCACTTACCTTATTGACTTCTGGCCAAGGATATACCGCACCTTCGGAAGTTGATTCATCTGAGAATCCAACTAAAACATTTTTCTTTTCCTCTCTAACATTATATGCCCTAAAATGAACATTTTGCATTAACCTTAAATAGGTGTCCGCACCAGCTAAAACAACACCAAAGACATTACGTATAGTTGGTTCAAAACCTAAACCACCATTACCATTACCCTTAACAATGTCGTTCATTTTTTCCTCTACCTTGTCTTGTAATTTTTTCTTTTCTTGATTAAATGAGGTTATAATTTCATTTATGTGGTCTATTATTAATTCATAAGCCACACCAATTTTACCTCCCAAACTTGGGTTGGTTGAAGAGTAGTATGTACTTATATCAACTAATGGGTTCTTCACACTAACATTAAAGGATTTGAATTCTTTTCCTGATTTTTTAAGTAGTTCTCTTATTGAGTTTTGTATTTTTTTAATCTTATCACTTTTTACCTTTAAGATTGATTGTAATGTCCCACTCTTAGGCCCAACTATATTTGTTGTCTTATTTGATTGGTCCTTACTGAGGTAGTTGTATTTTATACCATCTATATCTGGAATCATAGTAAATCCGTCCGATAGATATCTTGTTCTCCACGCCTTAACCGCACCAACAAATTCTACCAACGCATCATCAAATTCCTTAACTAAACCAAAAAGTTTCATGTCAACGATACCATTATCACCAAATATTGATGCTTCTAGTTGTTTATCTAAATCTTTTGATTGTTGTATAAGTTCCCTTAATGTAGGGTTTATACCTTCGGGTATTGTTATTAACCCTTTTCTACGATACTCCTGATATACAGATAGTAGTGTTTGGTATCCTCGTGATGTTTTTGAGAGTTTAATTTTTGATTCTCCCGTTTTAGTGTTTGTTTCTTTTTTAGTGGGTATTTCAATACCATACATGTAAGGTGCATTAAGGATAGACGTTAAAGAAATATCATTAAGATATGCATATGTTGACCCAACAAACTTACCTGTACTTTCAAAGTTACCATTACCCGCATTATATGAGGTATTAAACCCAACTAAATGAAGTCTGTACCTTATTGCCTTACCATAATAACCTTTTACAGTTAAATAAAATATTGGCCATGGTAGATGAAAAAAAGATTTATAAGGAGAATTACTCGGCGACTCAAAAAGAGTTTTACCTCTTATGTCTACGAAAGATACGTTTACTACGGGAACAAAGTTCACACCTTTTACCTCTATACTAACACTTGTCATTCCAAAAGATTGTCCCGACGCATCGTCATTAGGTTCGTAAATACCCTCTTTTTTAGGGTCCTTTGTTGGTTGTTCGGTATAAACATCTGTCCATTTCGTATCAAGATATTCTCCGTCTTTATTTTGTAATAAATTAAGTGTTCCTTTAGCTACCGATGTTAATTTACCCCCACTTCCGTTTGATGAGTTAAGTGTAGTTCTTGGAACTAAGTCAGCCTCCAAGTTTATATAATAAACTAAATTTTCGTGATTTGTGGATCTAGGTTCAACAATACCATCAGATACAACACTATTAGGGTCAATGTAAACAAGATTGTTTTGATTAACCTTAACTAATATGTTTTCACTATTTGTGGTATCATTCTTCGCCATAATATAAGTTGTATAACTCTACCGATTTTTTATATTCTTGTAAAGCACTAACCAACGGGAATGGGATTCTTAATGTAAAATTGTTTGGTACCTCAAATTCAATACTTCCTGCTAATGGATTCGCTTGTAGTATCATCCACCCAAAAACAGGGGTATTATAATACTCTTGAGAAATTTTATCAAACCTATCCTTCCCTTTCTTATATTGTAAATATTTGTCCGTTGATCTAATGGGTATTTCGATACCAGGGACTATTTTAAAATCTCCTTCTTCCTCGAAAAATTCATATCTGTTGAAATATTTTCTACTCATTTTTAAAGTGATTTAATTTAGACCCAAGTTCACCCATAGTTGAATGGACTTTTGTTAATGTATCTTGTTGTGATGAATCAGTAATTGGTACCTGATCTATTACTCCGAACTTAAGTTCAGAACTGTTTTTCTTAGGTTTCCATTTAGAAAGTCTTATTCTATCCTCTTTTGTTTCATCAAAAAACTTATCGACCTTTCTATCAATTTTATTTTTTATGTTGGGTGGGAATAGTGTCGTATCCACCTCATACGTTTTTTTCACTTCAGATTCACTACCACTTAATAATACGGATAAAATTTCACTTAGTGTATCCACATCTACCGAAAGACTGTTAAAATTATAAGTTGTGTCTATTTTTTTCTCGAACTTATCATAGTTTTTGTCAAAATAGTCCATCATGTGATCAATTTCAGAATAAACCGATTCATAAGTAAAACCTGAAAGATTTGCTTGTGTAGCGTTACCTTCTATAATCATACCATCACTCACATACTTCGTCAAGTAATTAACTTTATCTAAATTAATTATAACTTTATTTCTTGCTGATTTTATATTTTTGATCGACTCGTTAGTTAATAAAGAATCTAACTTATCCTCAACCAATTTCCTTAATACTGGTTTTAATAACTCGTTGGATCTCTCCGTTTTAGGGTCATTTAAAAAACTATGGAATTTAAACATTGTGGTAACATCTTCCGATTCAATACTTGTTACTAATTTTGTTTTAAGTTCTATTAAGAAAAGATCTAAGGTTCTTATTTTATCAAACTCACCAAACATAGTTATGTCTCTTGTTGCTGTGGTTGACGTGTTAACCTCATACTTGTTTATATTTCTATAATCAGGTGAAAACGCTAATGAATGTATGTGTGGTCCAAATTCCGTTAATACCGTATTGTATGATTCCTTATAGGTATTAAAATATGATTCTATGTCCGTATTTAATCCACTAACAATCTCACCATAAGAAAGTGTTTCTCCTGACCCTCCAATAAATTCCCCTTGTTTTATTTCGTTTTCTTCTAATGGTTCACCATCAGGTGTTTGAGAATTAGCACCCGCCGTTTGTAGTTGTTCCAAAAACTCTTTTGTAAATTCTTCAGGGTCTTTTCCGTCAATGTTACTTGTACCTATAGATCTTGGGTCGTACATTTCCGTATTTGCAAAGAAATTAGATGATAACGCGTTTTGTAATCTTTCAACAGGTTTTTCTAATCCTTGTCCACCAATAAAGTTTACTTGTAGAGTTACATTAGCAATCATTGGTTGTACACCGATACCTTCAGGATTTAAATCCCATACACCTTCGTCGTAATTTATGTTGACATCTCTAATTGCTATCTTAGAATGATAAAAATCACCAATTCTAACCACACATATTGGTGGTGGACCGAAACTCGTGTTTCTTGCGTTTAGGTCGTTATTATCCGCAATACCTTTAAGTGGTATAGTGTCGCCAGGTCTAACACACTGTAAAAGGAATGTTAACCTTGCATTCAAACCTTCAGGTGTTGTTGAGTGAAACGCGGGGTGGAAGTATTTTAATTTTTCCGTTAAACTTTTAAATGTTACAGGTGAATCCTCCTCTAATGCCTTGAAATAATAACACTCAGACAACGTCTTCATAATAATTTTTTTCATTTCATTAATAGGTGGTTTCTTTACCTTAGGTGGTTCTATTGTTCCGTCGGGTGTTAGTTTAACTTTTGGATCATCAGGAGGGTCAGGTAATTTATCTATTGGTGTCTCAACCATTTCTACGGTTGCGTGTCTACAATAAAACGTAACAGGTGCGGTTCTTTTTAGTGCACTATTAGATCGTATTTCATCTTTGTGACAATCTACAGGAATACTACCCCCACCAAACAAGTTTTCTTCTTTACTAACTGTTTCTCCATTTGCACTATAACCTATACGTAAACCACCTTCTATACCTTCATATCCTAACTCTTCAAAAGTATAACCAAGTGTTTGAGATACTGAGGGTACTCCCGATGATGGAACGACCTTTGAAAAGTCTTCTCCATAATCTTTACTGTTTTTCTGTATCTTCTTCATAACATCTATAAAGACACTATGAGCTCTCCTCGCCGATAATTTTACGTTATAATTGTTATCGGCAACAGATGATGTACTAGTAAATATTTTAATTAAAACATCTTTAAGTTCTCCACCTTCAATCCTTGATTTAATAGAGGTTAGTTTGCTGTCATATGTCGTCTTATTATCAACAAGTCTATTGAAACCCTTATCTATTTTATCCCTAACAAGTGAATAATCAGAAGTACTACCCGTTATCCCCTCGGATTTACCAAACATATTTTTTATGTCATTCTTTTTATTAACGGTAAGTGGTGCGGTAAAGACCATATCCAATCCGTTTATTAAGTCTTTCATATAAGTCCCGTCAGCCGGTGTTCCTGTTGCTGAACCTCTATTTCCAACATACCTAGTATATTCTTCGGTGTATGTGTTGGGACTTGTTACCGCACTTGAACCTATCTTTGGAAAGTCGTTCCTAAAATATAAGTTAATTAAGGTTTTCTCAGGTGCTTGTTCAATAGGACTTAAATCGGGTGTTTCATATTCACTATCATCCACCTCTACTTTATATTTGGTGATTGATTCTTTATCAGGATTATCCGCTTCTAAATATTTTTGAATACTACCTATATCTTCCTTAGTTAAAGTTGTGTAAGTTCTTATTAACTCATAAAAATCTAATTCCTTACATCCCGCAAAAAACGCGTTTATATAATTGTCGGATTCTTCATCTGACATTCCTTTGAAAACTTTAGTAACTAAAAGGTTCAATATACTTGGGTGATCGACAACTACTTTAAATGATATTTGTCCCGACCTTTCAGTAGATTGATATGTATATATCGGTTCAGGTCTACCTAAAAAGACATTACTTTCCCATCTTGCACTATTTTGTTCTGATACTTTAATATCGTATGGTGGGAACCACATCACTCTACCTCCATTAGGTCCTCTTTCACAAAACGGTAAGTCCGTGTATGTAAAACCTGGTAGTGTAGATGTTTTCCACGCTAAGTTCTCAAGTGAGAACATATATTTTTTTGCCATGTAACCATCACCAAATGTAGATTCAACAATATTAGTTGATCCCTCAAAAGAACCTTCTCCATTAGACATTGGTGCCATGTTTAAATTCCATGGTTTTGACATCACACTAGAGTCAAATTTTCTTATGTTACCTGTACGTTTCATTGTGTCGGACATATTCATGTATGGATCGTCTTTTGTCCATACTCTACAGTATTCAACACCTGACTCTTCCCCGAACTTATCTACATACTTTACCGCCGATCCTCTCGACATCATTACATTACCTTCTCTAAATATTCTACTTGTTTGGTCAATTGCATTTGCCACGTGTGATCTTGCGGCTCCACCGTCCGATGGCATAGTTTCAAGTAACTCTTGAGTTTTACCTAAGATAGAATCACTTCTAAATCCGTATTTGGTTGATAAACTTTCCTCTAATTGAGATCTTTCAACTTGGTATTCAAGATTACTCTCACCTAATTTATTTTGTGATTTACTACTATACCACGTCAGTTTACCACCGATTTGACCTCCCTCAACTACAGAACGTTGTCTTTCAAATAGTGCTGTCTGTACAGGGTCAAACATTAAACTTAAGTAATAACTACTTCTAACAATGTTGTCATTAAAATCACCCATCGCATATTTAACATCTTCTCCTCTGTCATCACCTATGTATGCGACACCTCTCGGTGCACCCATACCTAAAACGTCGTTAATTGCGTCACCCACCTTATCAATAAAAGTGAATAGTTTGGATGATTGTTGTGATCTTGCTGTTTTTGTGTAATTTGGTGCGTATGTAGAATAACTTAGGTTATCAAATAAAACATCCTTCTGTCCTGACCCTAAATATTCAATCATTAAATCAGATGGTTTTCTTGACAATTTAGGTCTTCTTTGAATTCCAATTAAGGAACCTAATACCCCCGTTACGTCTTGTATTATTGCACCTAACCCCGTTTGTGCTTCAGGTCTATTGACTGTTGGTCTTCTTGGGTTTGTTAAATAATCACCAGGTATTTCACTCCATGGAAATTCCACACCCGCAACTGTTTGTAAGAAATCTATCGCCTTACCCGCTATGGTTTTGGCAACCGTTACTTTAAAATTCTTCTCTATTAAACCTTCTTTACCTGTAACAATATTAACCGCTGTGGCTAAGTTACCTTCTAACGCATCTATCAGTCTTACCCGACCATAAGTGGCGGCAACTAAATTTTGTGTTATTCTCGCTAAAACAGGTCCTTGTTTATTTTCTCTGATGTGTCTCGCGGCAAACTTCATCAACCTCGACTCATTATCGTAGTTGTCGGTTGTCATAATACTAATTAAATTACTATAACTTCCTTGTACAAAATATTCGGGATATAACCCCAAATCGTCAATCCTTGTTAAATTTCTTAAAGTATCGACAGTACTAAAATTTTCTGTTGTAAATGTATTTGAATTTTGAGGTACTGATAAGTAAGTGTTTAGATTATCGTCTACGTCTCCCTGACTCATGTTTGAATGGTCACTAAGAGACTCTACAGCGTATGCGGAACTAGTAAATGTCTGAGGACCGTTAGGTTGTTGTAACGTCCTGTTTAGTATACTGTCCCTAAATTGACTTGTAGAATCGAAATCTAAGTTACTCGGCATAATTTCTTTTTAATATAAATAGATTTAAGATGAAAAACCCTCAAATTAATTAGGGTTTAAATAACCTTTACCTTGAACCCATCTCTCAGGATTTAACGACCATTCCTTTTGATAGAATCCGGCAATTGCGTCTTTAGCACTAACTTCTACTTTAAGAGTGTCTGTCTTACCTTTTTCAGTACTTGATTCTGAAGAGGTATTTTTATTATTTTTAAATTCGGATGGATCTATACCCATTTTTTCTTGTGCCGCCTTTATAATTGCCGCTTTTTGTTCACCAAACATTTCTACTAACCCATCAAATTCTGTCGCTAACATTTTACTTATATCGACTCCCTTACCTTTTGCAGTCATTTGTGTTAATGCTTGTACCGCTTGGTCTCCCACACCCGCAACTTCTAATCTTGCTAACATCGCAAGGTAATTAACATCCCTACTTATGTTTTCAACTAAAGTTACTTGTTCTCTTATGAGATCTTTTTCTGATTTATCTTTAAATTCGTCTTGAAATGCAAGTATTTTTTCCGCAACATCTTTATTCATGTCACTTAGTTTCATAGTTTTCGCCCCAAATTCTTCCTCTAACCCTGCCGCTTGTAAATCAATTGACATTTCTCCGTCTTTCATTCTCGCGAGGTTGGTTAAGAATTCCTTGTTTTCAGGTTTAATATTTAAACCCTCTAACGCTAACGCCGCCTGTTGACGTTCTTGTAGTGCAATTGCTGATTGGGTAAGTTCAGACATGTCTATACCTAGTTTACCCGCAATTTCTCTTGCCTGTCTAAGGTTGGCACCTGTAACTTCAAACCCACCTGTTTCCATATTGTAGGTTGCTAAGTTACCCGCAACACCTTCTAACGCCCCTTGTAATCCTTCAACCTCATTGGTTGCCATATACATAAGTCTTAATGGATCGTTAAAGTCTCCAAACGCAGCACCTAAAACACCTAATTCCGCAGATAGTTCTAACGCCCCTTCAGGTGAAAATACTTTATCCGCCACTTTAAATGTTTCACTTAAACTCATTCTAATTTCGGTTGATCTTCTAACCATTTTCTCGAGACCTTCAACCCCTTGTTGGAAACCATATTCATTCAGTTTTCCAACATTCTCTACCATTCCTTGAATGGTTTGTCTTGATTGTATTCCAACCTCTAAAGATCGTTTACCCGCATCTGCAATAGACTCTTGTGCTTGTGCTGCACCTATACCTACTTTTTCAAAGTCGTCATATGCACCGACAACTTCGGACATCTTCATACCATACGCACCCGCGATTTCACCCGCACGTACTAACATATCAGTACCAACCAATGCAAACCTACCCGTATCTT